TCTTCCATATTATCTTCCTAGCATTTGTGATAGTGATTGTGTATTATTGCCACCGAGTGTCTTGCCTTGTGATGCAAACATATCAGCTACTGATGATGGTTGTTTTTCTTCAAGTGGAGTACCACTATATGCATTGTTTTGTTGCATTTGTGCTAAAGCAAGTAGTGCCATTAATTGTTGTTGATCCATAACTTGACCACCTTGCTGATATTCACTCCATCCTTCTTCACCAATTATATCACCATATTCACCTGTGGTAGTTACTTGTTCAGGAGCTACGGACTCAAATTCACCTCCAAAAAGTTGAGATTGAGATAGCTCTTCACTTGTGAGTTCTGTCTCTGGGTCTGTTAAAGCATCCTCTCCTGGAATTAAACCTAGGAGACTTTCTTTTGCACCTTGTATACCGCCAAATTTCCATGCTTCCTCAGAGCCAGTTGTTAAAGCCTGTCCAAAAGAAAGATCACCTTTTAATAATCCCTTAGCCCCACCAAGCTTACCTGCCATGCCAGCAGTTACATAAGAACTTGCAATATCTCCTAACATTGATTCTGGACTCCAAGTGCTTTTTCTTGATTCTTTTAAAGCCTTTGTATAACTAGCAGCCTCTTCTCTCCCATATCCATATTTACCGCCAGCCTCAATTTTACCTACTTGCCCAGGAGATTTTAATAACTTTCCAAATGGAGAACCTCCTTTACTAGCCTCATCAGCCCACTTTTTACCAAGAGATGAAGTAACACCCATTATAAGAGGGGCAGCTAAACCACCAGTAAGACCAGTAAGACCAACAGCAGCAGCACCCATAAGTGCACCACCGATCTTTCCAAATAATCCTGAGCGTCCTTTACGTTTAGTCTCTGCTTTCTGAGCTTTTGCTTGCTGCCTAGCTATACGTTTTGAAGCAGCTCTTGCCTCATCTTGCATTCTCATACCGCCTGTATATATTGCCATAACTCTATCCTTGTTTTAAATTGTTAATTTCTGTTTGCATTGTGTCTAATTTTGCTGATAATTCTTGTACTGATTTGATAAGTGGCATTACAAACTTTCCATAAGCCAACCTTTGTTTTGTATTTATGCCCTCTTCCCAACCACTAAAAGTAACATCAAGTTCATCCATGACAGCCTTTACTTCTTGAGCTATTAATCCATCCCATACTCTATTAGTTACTTCATCTGTTGGTCTCTTAACTCCAAATTCCTCTGGATATTCAGAAGATGGTCTTGATTTATAAGTTATAGGTCGAAGCTTGTTTATAAATTCTAACCCTATTTTAGTATTTTCAATATCCCTCTTAATCCTTATATCAGATGTCACTGTTATATCGCCACCATTTAAATCATAAGTCATTGAATTAGTATCATTACCAATTTCAACAACATTATCACTCGCAGTATTTAAACTTATTGGGCCAATAATAATACAACCAGCCCTAGCATCAGCATCAACATCAGCATCAGTACCTATAATTATATTCCCCTCTCCTGTTATACCCCTATCGCCAGCTTGTGTACCTATACATATATTAGCATTGCCTCCAATAGCTTTTCCAGCCTCAAATCCAATACAAACACAAAAACTAATTCCATGTGCAACCCCTTCCATAGCATAATTGCCTATAGCTAAATTCTGATCCATTGTAGTTGGAGATGCTTTTGCCTGCATAGCCTCAGTTCCAATAGCTATGCAATCAGTCCCTCGAAATTCATGAGTGCTAGTACGACCAGCAGCCTGATAACCTATAGCAATAACCCTATTAGCACTTAGAACGCCAATTCCAGCGTCACGCCCTATAAAGATACCCTGCCCCGCAGAAGTTATACTACCACCAGCATTAACACCAACAGAAACATTACTACTCCCTGCATCATTATTTCCAGTCCCAATACACACATTGCTATCCTCAGTGCTAGTTATAACTATCTTACCAGTAAGGTTAATATCTTTAACAGTTGTTGTTTCTCCAAAACTAGCTACTTTAACTTTATTTGTAAAAATATCTACAGAGTCTCTATCAATACTAAGATAATCAGAATCAGTAGTACCAATCTTTGTAATACCATCAATAGAAAGTGGAACATCCCACCATCTACCTGACCATTTGGCAAATAATTTAGCTCCAAGTCCAGTTCCTTTTATTTGTATATCGCCTTCAGCACCTTCTCTATTGGGTGGTCTATTTTCAACCCTATTAGAAATCCTTGGTCTATTTGCTCCGCCCCAACTCATTTGATTGGTCTCGGTCTATATAGTATTGAAATATCATTTATCTCGAAAGTATCATCAACTGCTCCATTAAAGTATAATGAGATACTTTTCCAATCCTTGCTTTCTGCTAGTGTATCTGAATATAATGTTGCTACATGCCAACTCTCTAAGTTAGCAGCACTACTTTTATCTAAAAGAGGTGTTGTATCGGTAGTACCATCTATAGCTACTTTAGAAAAATGATAAAGATCATTTGCTGAATCAGTTTCACCATCTACCCCATATGCAACTGTAAGTGCATCAGCCTTACCTTTATATGTAATATAAACCTTAAATAACTTTTTAGTTTGTGAGGGAAATCCAAAATCTAAATCTTTCGTCCAATATGTAATTGTTTGATCTGCTACTCCAATATTATATGTCTTTAAAGCTTCCTCCGCATCTTGCTGTATAGATAAATATCCATTTGGAGATATTATAAAGTTTGTATGACGATCTGCATTAGTATTTGTAATCATGCCAGTTCCTTCAGTCCAAGACTGTGTTCCCATGTGATATATCCAAGCACCAGTTCCATCTGGAGTGGTGGCAGATGTTGCATTATCCCCAATATCTTTAAGCACTATAATACTTTGTGAGCGTGGATCATATCCAACACAAGGAACTTTTACAGCATCTTTTTCTCTACTTCCACTTTCAGCAGTATCTACAACGCTACCCTCAGAAATACCCCAATTATCAATAGTAAACTTACCAGATGTAAGAGATATTACCTTACTACCATCATATATAAAGCATCCAATATAATTTGCAAATATTACTCCAAATGGAGTTTGAAATGTCTGACATGGATTCATAACCCCACAATTCCTAAATGAAGCCTCTGTGTAAAATAGTGATGGATTTGATATATTCATAACATACATTGCATCTTGTTTAAATTGTAGTATCTTATCTTTAAATGCTACTAATGCTGTTATTGGAGTTCCATCAGAAGATGGAGAATCAATTACATTATACTCTGGGAATACCCCAGGCTTATTTGGCATTGAATACATCATTCCATCAGCAATTACCTTGCCTCTAAAACTAACACAACCAATAAATACAGCACCATTAGCACCAACAGTTGCAGTTCTATATCTTACTTCATGTGGTGCTGGCCCAGCGGTATCATCGGCAATAGTTTCAGAAGACTTATCATACATTTCATTTGCATAATATAGATTTTTTGAAACATACGTGTATAAAGATGGAGGGGACTCAAATGAGATATTTACTGCAAGGTCATAAACATCACTATTATGATCCCAAGGTGTAAATGTAGAATCAGCAGCACCTATAATACCATCTGTCAAACTAACTTCTGCAAGCATATATCTTTCTACTGTCCCAGCCTCTCTAAAATAAATACGTGCACCATGTATTCTTGCATCACCTCCAAGATAATTTGTGCCAGAAACCCCTGTTGAATCAACGTTTTTAACAGAGAAATTAAACGATAATTGCTCCTCGGCAAATGTGTATCCACTTGCATAACTACCGCCAGTCTTTTGAAGAGCAGTCAACCCAGTCTCACAACCATTATCAAATAGCCATGAGATGTAAAAAAAGTAACCAGTTCCACCTGAAGTGCCCCAATTACCAGACCCAGATGATCCAATATGAACCGCTGCTGCCCCATCAACAGCAACAGGATCAAATGAAACAGTACCATCATCCCATTCTAATGTGACCTTGCCATTAGCTTCATTATTTGAATTTCCAGCAGCAGATTCAATAAATGTTGGAGATGTTAAAAGTGCCTCCCCAGTCGACCAAACCTTAGTTGTAATATTAGCATTATAATCTTTCCTATATACAAGTATAGCAGCTTTTCGTGTAGTTGTATGTATTAAATTAGCATCACACACATATAATCCATTGCCTGATGCATAAAATGTAGGAGCAACGTCAATAGCTTCATTTGCAATTGTTAGCCATGTATCACCATCTGTCTTTGAAGTAGTCCCATCATTAACAACAACATGTTCACCATCAGTCCCAACTACAATAGTATAGTCACCTTGAACTGGAGTACTTGCTAATGAATAACCGCTTTTAAATACATAAAGACCATACCCAGGAGAGGGAATGTGAGTAGCACTACTCGCTAAAGTGGCAGATGACAAAGTACTACTCGTACTTTTTATATCTCCTAATAGCTTTATTCTTCCAATATTTGAAACTGTCACGTTTGTAGCTTCTTGACATTCTGCATCAGATATATCTCTTGGAGAAGACTTTTGGTTCATACCCCCATGAAACTTAGATAACTGATATAATCTCTTCTTTCCACCTACTACCTGTGGTAATGGTTGAAATCCCCCAGGGATTGCATTCCAATTAATAGAGCCAGAAAAAGGAGCAGCCCCTACGTTTGAAATAGAAGGCATTGAAGGCATTGGATTAGCGGTTAAAGCACCACTCTGTTGCATTAAAAGTTCATCTGCCCTTGCTTTTTCTCCAGCAACGTCAACAGGAGGAGGTGGTGGAGGTGGAGGATTTTCAGGAGTATAGGTTGGAATGTCTGCTAATGCAGAATAATCAATGTTCTGCATTTGCTCTACCGTATCTGGAGTAACTACAGTATCTAAACCATATCCAGTGTCAAGATTAAAATTGAGACCCAAGTCAACACCACTAAGGTCAATAGGTGCTATAGGTGCTATAGGCGGAGGTAGAGTAAAAGCCTGTCCTGCTATCTGAGCAGCCTTTTTAGGAGTACCATTACCACCATTACCTTTTCCCCTCTTTCTAGCCATTATAAGCTTTCTAGTACCTTTTTAACTTTTGCCCAAGCTTTATCATCTTTCTTTGTCTTTGTTACCTTTACAGCAATATCTCCTACCTTTACAAGAAGAGGTATAAGACCATGCTTTGCAACCGCTTTTGCTATTATCATTTTAAACATTATTTACCTACTATTTTATATATTGACTTTTTAATTGATGTCCATATAAGATCATCCCACTCTGTTGGACTAAGTGCAACAACCTTATCTACAGCGAGAATACCTATTACTACATATTCCCAATTTGCTGATAATATCTCTAACATTTATTTTTCTCCTTTTTTGAAAAGTTTAATTACGATGTCTTTTATTACGTTAACTGCTGTCATTGTTTTTTTAGTTTCATCTTTTGCTTGTCTATTGCTATCAATAAGCTTGACAGTAATATCATACAAATTCTTTATATCCGCCTTTACATCTTTTGTTATAAATTTTATTAGATACATAAGAGCATAGCCCAGACCTATAGCCACAGCTACTGGAATGCCAAGTGTTTCTATTATGCCTATTATATCCAACTACGCCTCCCATGTAATTATTTTAGCTCTTTATATATTTTAATCACTAAGTACAATAGTGTGGCAACTCCCACGCCTAAGCTTACAACTTCTGGCAACCATCCACTAATTGATAACCACCATCCACTCATCCCTGCTCCTGTTGTTTTTAATGTATCTACTATTCCGTCCATTGTTTATCCTGTAATTAATTCGCCCCATAAAGAGGTCTTCCCATTTATAATTTGTATTACATGCACAGTGAAAAAGCCTTTGTCATAAAAGTCAACGATTGCAAATGCATGACTCCAATTGTGCATCCTATATTGTAAAAATTCATTCTTCTCTGCCTTCATGTCCTTCAGGCATCCTATACTCCACGCAGACTTCACCCCATCCAGATGGGTAACAGATGACTGCTGTATGTCGTGATGATGACCATACATTATGTTTGTTCCAAGCCTCAGTAAATGATTCCTTGTATGATTGATTCCAGCAAAGTGGTGGCCATGATACAGGGCTAGTTTCCCAATCTTCATGTATTGTCCCGATGGATGATACGTATAACCTCTTTCTTCTAGTTTTGTGCATTCTTTAAACCTGTATCCTTTCAAGTATGGATGTTCATCTACAAACCTGTTCATCCAATCATCGTGATTGCCCTCAATCATATGCTTCTCATTGCAATTTACTTTATCGAGAGCTTCGTCTATTATATCCATCCCTTTATTAACATCTTTTATATCTTGGTCAATAAAAGGAGTTTGGTATTCTAGCGGTGGACGTTTTTTCTTCCGCCATTGCCAGTGAGAACTTCCTTCCCATTCTCCCACGTCTCCTAAATCTACATATATGTCTGGCTTTACTATTTCTATTGATTTACATAATACATTAATTGCTTTTTTATCCGCTAATGGAAAATGCTTATCTGGTGTTACTATTGCACGTCTTACTACATTTTTATTCATAAACCTCTTTATTTAATTCGTATATTCTATTACACATTTTGCTGTAATGCTAATTTTATAATCTTTTTTATACTCTCTTCCATTTAAAATTCCTTAAAAAATATAGTAATACTACCTTGTATTGCGTTAGTACCATCATAATTTGACTTAATTGTTGGAATTACCACATCTCCTTGGTCAAGAGTTATAGTAGTCCCCCAATCTTCATATAATCTTTCTGGCTGTCTTCTTACATCATGCGAAGTAGCACCATTTGAAACTGCTGCAAGAGCAAGAGTTGTAGCTGAAAGAGACTGGAGAGTTGGTGTTCCATAATATATTTCAATCTGATATGGTCTATCATTAGCAGTTCCTGAATATGCTATAGCCTCATAACTTGCAAGATAGCATTTAATAGGAGCAATATAAGGAGCGCCAGTAATATTCCCAGCAAGTACAGAGGTGGGAGAATCATCATATACATCCCACTTTGACATTGAATCTGCTGTATCTCCACTACTTTCAAAATATCTTCTAGTATCATTTGCTGCTGTCACATTAAATCTCCGTCTATGTGTCCATGCTGTTTTTGGTACTTTTGTAAATGTATTAGGCATTATGTAAAATAATTAAATACTATATCTTCTTGGTCTACACTTGCTATAGCGAATATATCTGCCACATTATCAATATCAGTACTATAAAAATCACCAGGAGAAAGTCTAATTCCACGATTAACAGCAACATTTGAACCTCCTATCCATATATATCCAGTATTGTCTGGACTTGCCATTATATCAACACGCTTACAAGGAGTATCTCCAAATATTGCTGCTGCTGAAGCAGTTCCAATATCTAAATCATTGCCACTTGTTATACCAGTAACACCATGAGTGGTATATAATGCTCCTTGTGTGTCTACTTGCAATGAGGATATTTCCGCATTGGTAACGCCTGAAAGAGCAGCCAAAGTATCACTACATACAACCTTTGGCATAATGCCAGCAGAACCAGCATCATATCCTTCAGTATCCACTTTAAATGGATCAGTTGCACCGCCAGAAGCAGAAGCTGCCTTTATATTAACTTGCACATAACCATCAGCAGTAACAGCCATTTCTTGTAAATTACCAGAGGCTGTCCCTCCAATAGATACACATTTGGGTGGGCCAGTTTGCCCATCAGTCCCAATGGCATTATCAAATTCTGATGTTGCATCTACATCCAATCTTCCAGCTGCATCTACTTGTAATTCTCTTAAAAGTCCCCCAGATCGTGTTCCTGCAATAGATATGGCTTTAGTTGGGGCAGTAATGCCAGTTGCTCCAATGACATCAGGAATATCACCTGTATTAGAGGATAGAACGGTCAAACCACCTTCAATCCCATCAAGAGCAGATTCAAGTATTCCACCATCTACAACATCTATAATGACCTCACCCTCTTCTCCAACTCTTATTGGGCCAGTATTCCCATCTGCAATAGAGATAGGAGTGTCATTCCTAACGCCACCAATAAGTACATGTTTATTGGTAGCTGAGTCAAATGCCCAATCACCATCAGGCAAATAATAAGCATAATAATAGATATTGAATAGTGTCATTCCTATATATCTTAACTGCCCATGTACATTGCCATCCATATCAGCACCTGCCCCAACTAGGCCAAAATGGTCAGTCCCAAGAGCGTCTGAAAAACTTATTTTCAGTTGTCCACTTCCATCATCTAATGCATCACCATCAGAATCATATAACCTTACTGGATGTATTCCACCTTCAGCCATTTAATATCTCCGATAACCCCGCTTTGTCAATGTTATCAACTTTATTTTTAAGCTTTAATCTTGCGACTTCTTCTAATACTCCAATTCTCCACTTAGCAAAATTTTCTTTAGCTTTCTTATTTCTCCCTTCCTCTTTATCTGCCTTAACTTTAGCCTTTAGAACTTTCTGCTCCCACTTAATATATTTATCTTCACTATTATTACAAAGATTTATTATTGCTTGAAGTTCGTTATCAGCATTCTCTTTTTCTATTTTAGATTTAGCAAGTAACTTTTTAAGTTTATTATCCTCATCTTTAAATAAATCTTGAGTCTCAACAAGACGCTGTTCAAATTGATAAACCATCTCTTCATGTTTTTTAGCTCTCTCTTCTAAATCATCGTATTGATCTTCAAAATAAGAAACTTTCTTTTTACCCTCTTCTATAGTAACATTAATGTTACTATTAATAGAATCAAGCTCATCTAAAAGATTATCTTTTTTCACATGAATACTTGCAAGCTCTGCTTTAGAGTCTTCACATTTAGATTTATAAAACTCTAGTGTTGCAATACTATCTAAAAGTTTACTCTCTTTGTCTTCTAACTTTTCAACAGCACTTTCATATTCACAAAGCTCTTTCTCAGCCTTGTCAATTTCTTTTAACTTTTCATCTAAAAGCTTCTTACTAGAGAAAACACCGCTTTTAATCTTTTGAACTCTCCCTTCTTCAAACTGTACATCTTGTGATAACGATGCAAGTTTTTTAGTTTCAGAATTATATTCTTTTTCTAAAGATTTAAGCTCATTTTCTTTTTCTTTTACAGATACAGACAAACTATCATTCTGGCGTTTTAAAGAATTATTTCTCTTTAAAATTGCTTGCTTTAAGTCTTTATCACTTATGGGAATCCCTTTTTTGCCTACTTTAGCCATTTATTCTCCTTAGTGAAAAGACAATAATCTAAGAAGTTCATTAGTGCCAGTATCGCTAGTTGCAAATGCTATTTGCTGTATAGAAAGCCCATCTATAGTTAGTGGAAAATCGCTAAATAAAACTTGTATAGTAGCTCCATAGCTTCCATCTATTTTAAGTTGAATGTCAACTACATTACCATCATCCCCAGTACTTTTTATTAATACAATTTCCTTAGCAGGATTTGCACTCCAATCAACACTTTCGTCAGGACTATCTATATCAGTTGAATTGATAGTTATAAGTTCATATTTATAAGTATAAAATGCTCTTGCATTTGTTGCTTCTTGTACTGTGAAGGCATTTCTTCCATATTTACTTGCCATTTTATTACTCCTTTACCCTAAGCCATGACTGGCGTGAATGGGTTATTTAGTTTTCGTTGTTTTCTTCAGGATGCAATTGTAATAATACTTCAAGTGCTCCCTGTGCTTTTGTTGCCATTGTACGATGATGCTCTGCTTGTTGTAAATGCTCTCTAAGCTGAACACGTAATGTATCAATAGCCTCTTTAGCCTTATCTACAGGCTCTGCTACGTTATTAGTTTTAACTTCTTCTACTTCCTTTGTTGCTTTCGCCATTACTACTCTCCTTGTTTGTTATGCGTTTTCTAAGGCTTCAACCTTAGCTGATAATTCTTGTATTGCTTTAATAAAATAATATGGAAGGATTCCAGTACCTATGGTATACATCATTTTATTGCCATCTGAATCAACCATACTGTCATCTAAATCATCTACCCAGTGAGAGTCCATTGCAGAAATAATTCCCACTAATTCTGGCATCACATCCTTCACCTCTTGTGCTACAAGCCCTAACTTTGTCTTATCGTAACCTATTTTATTAAATTCTCGCATTTTAAACTGATTTAATAAAGCAAGTGCATCAACCTGTGTATCTGCTATATTTTCTTTAATTCTTGAATCAGAACCTTCATAAAATTGAGGTAAATCTATATTGGTACTATTATTTATACCTCCCATAGCCCCACCATTACCATCTTGACATTTAATATATATTGCCTCATTGGCTGTGCTTGCTGAATATGCATCCTTACCACAAGAGATAATAATCCCATACCTATTGGCGTTATTTCCATCATTGTGAAAAATAGCAGCACCGCCAGAAGCGTTATCATCCACCACATTTAAGGAAGCTGCTGGATTAGTAATCCCAATACCGACATCACCAGTGTGGGTAATCACCATTTTTGCTTTACTTGCATCACCCCAAGCATTGCCAGAAGTTTCGGTTGCAAATTCTAAATTAACACCGTTATTTCCACCATCAAATGTTTCTACCGCTCTTGCCCATATAGCTGCTGATGGAAGTATTGCATCAGTTCCACTATTCTCTATAGGAGCTTGAAATACCACTCCACCTAAAATATCATTTGTAACTACATTTAATTCAGCAGTAGATAAAGTCAATAATCCAGCCCCAGTAAAACCAGTACCAGTTCCTCCACGAACTTCTAACAAACTTTCTGGTGAAGCAGTCCCAATGCCGACACGCTGATCGTCAGCACCTGCACTTAATATTGTCATAGCCTGCCTTAAAGTACCACCAGTATCTGTAACGTGAAATTCCATTCTTCCAGCAAGATAACCAGAACCAGCAGAATTAACATCAACAGCTATTCTTGCTGCTTCTTCCCAACCATCATCACGATATCCTTGGAAAATAAGATTTCCTAAAGTATGGTCAGCAGCTACATCATCATCTAAATCTGTATAATCACCTTCATCACCCGAATATGACCTTCTAAATAAACATACAGGTGCATTGTAAGTTTGTGCATCTCCTGCTCTTGTCAATACAATCCCCTCATGAAACATTGCATTAGCAGCAGAATATGCCCAACTGGAATTGCCTACCCCCACATCAAGAGATGCTGCTGGTGAAGCAGTCCCAATACCGACATTGCCATCAGGAGCAAGTATTATATCTGCCTCAGCTCCACCAGGGTCTACAGTAGTTATAGTTAGTAAACCATCGGCTGCAATGTTAAAAGTAGCATAATTTGTATCGTCATAAGATAATCTAAGTTGATCGCTTGTGTCTTGAATTTCAAGTTCAGCAGAAGGATCATTAGTCCCAATACCAACCTTGCCATCACTTTCAATTCTCATATGCTCCGTTATACTATTATCACTTGGGCTGCTATATACTCCAAAAAGCATAATATCGCCATCATCCCAACCCAAACACATATGAGTGTTAGTACCTTCCATTCCCAAACGAATAAATTCTGTACTACTATAGGATTCTGTTATTAATATTTGAGGATTATCACTACCATTAATATGAAGCATGGCATTTGGTGAAGCAGTCCCTATGCCAACATTTCCACCATCTTGTATTGTTAAAAGATCAGCCCATGCTCCACTTGTATAGTTTGCAAAGTGAAGATCATCATCACTTGCATTTACCCACATTCTCCACTTATCAGCGTTATCATCTCCTTGGTCAGCGAACAAATCAAGTACTGCATTTCCATCTTTAATTCCAAGTATCCTTAATACAGAGACATTACTTTCATATACCTGTACAGTTCCTGACTTTGTATTTGTGTCAGTTGTCCATGTTGTTGATGTTGAGGACATTAATTCTCCTTTTTACATAGGGGGGACGGATAAAGCCCGAACCCCAGATTTACGAGACTTTTGTTTCATCATTTGTTGCTCGTACATTTGTCTAAAATAATTTGCTTGTTCCATATTGCCTTGATCTTCATATAGTCTTGATTTCATATAACATACTAATTGTGGATGTAAACTTGTATCAAGCCCAATATCGGTATCTAAGTCATAAGCCAAATGAGAAGCATCAGATTGAACCTCGATTGATTCATACTTTGACTTATATGTCATTCTAAGACCATTATCAATAAATAGGGAGGTAAATGTTCCTGTTTCATTAGTATTACTATCTGAAGAAGAACGTGTCATTGTAAATGTATCTGAATCCGCAACCGTTATTACTGATTGGCTAGCTAGATTATCATCATTAAAATTATCTGTTCCAGATATACTTACTCTATCATTAACCGCAAGTCCATGTGATGCACTTGTAAAAGTAATGGTTGTGACACTACAATCTGCATCTGTTATAGTCCCACTTAAATTGCCACTACCTTGGAACGTATCATATTTCTCCGTTGTTCTCTCGGAACTATCAGTAGATGTTGTGTCTAAAGATAATATTGCTATACGCTGGTCATCATTAAACCATGCAAAATAATCATTAGGATAATTTCTTTCTGCCATATTATTCCCTATTTAAGTGCATCATTAGAAGCATCAGTATCAGCTCTAAGTAATTTATGTGGATCACTAAGTTTTGGTATAAGTATATACCTGTCATTCGTATCTAGTATTTCTACTCTTTCAATACTCATAACCTTTTCTGGAAGATCATACCATCTCTTATGCTTTTCAAGGTCAGTTACAGCAGATACAGTATAACCTTGTTTCTTATTAGCTATATCCATTAAACCATCATTTATAAGTTGTACAAGATATGCCTCAGAATTTCTTCCAAACAATTTCTCTAATTGTGAAAATACCGTTTTAACTGTCATATTATGCTCCACCTCCCCCTTTTAGTGCTGCTAATCCACGTCCATACTCAGCAGATAATTTTGCGTATTGATCGCCATACCATTGGTATTTAGTTGAATCCTGTTGAAGTCTTGCATTTGCTTCTGCTATATATCCATTTGCCAAAGCAATTCTAGTTTGAGCTTCAGAAGCATAAACTTGTGCAGCTGAATTAAATCCACTAGCTTGATTTGAATAACCTCCTGCCGTGCCCATGTATCCTTGTGCTGCTGATAATTTACCTTGCCATGCAACAGCCTTAGCATTAATCCATCCAAACCTAGAGCCAGCCTCAGCTGCAAATGCATTTACCTCGCTAACAAGAGTTTGAACCATTGTATTCCATTCTGTTATATATGTTTGAGCTATTCCAAGATCAAGTTGTGCAGCATTCATTGTTGCTTGTGCTTGTTGCATTCTTGCACCTGCAAGTTCTATATCTTCATTGGTAATCTCTGCATCTACATCAGCTAAATTTAAAAGTAAGTCATGAGTAGAAGCAGGAAAATTACCATCTATATAACTAATAGCTCTATCTACATAAGTCTTGACATTTGTCATAGCTGAACTTGCTGTAGTATATGTAGACTCATCTCCAAAGAGTGCAGGATCACTTGCATCATCTCTAAATTTAGCAACAGCTGTCTGCATCCCATCTAAAGCAGTAGCAATATCAGTACTACTAGAATCGGTTAGTGCTAGAGCCTGTGCCAATGTTGTTGTTACACCATCTACCTCTGCATTAGCAAGTGCTATTTCTGTAGCCATATTACCAAGTGCTGTAACTGCACTATCTGCCGATGATCCAACATCATCACATATAGCTCTTGTATCGTTTAATTCCGTTAAAATAGCACCAAGAGCAGTTGTTATATCACTATTCCAACTTGAAGACATTGTTGCTTGAAATTTTAATAATTGTCTTATAGCTGCAAATAACACTACAAGATATGTTGCCTCATCAGGGAAATTTGCGATTTCTAAAGTGTCAGCACTTACATCTACAGTTGGATATGAAATATGATATGCATTAGCTGGCTGTGCGTCTGTTGTAGTAGGCTTTACAAATAATGTAGAAACATCAGAAGAATTACTTGTAATATAATATACAGGATCAGAAGCGGTTGCATAATAATTTAAATCCGTAGAATCATTTGCAAGGTCTCCATACTGAGCAGGTATTTCTCTACATGGAAGATAATATCCACCAGAATCAGCAGATAAACGAGTTACATTTAAAATATCACCCTTACCATCCATATCAAGAGTTGTTCCATTTGTTGCATTTATTATACTTATTGTAGAACACTTTGCTTTTAAATTAGCTGGTAATTGATTAATTATCTCTTTACAAGCATCTTTAGCAGCATCATCACAAAACTCCTGATCAATTGTAGCACCACCAACAAGGTTGGCTATCTGTAAACTAAAATTGGATTCACCTGCCATTATCGACTATTCCTTTCAGCTATGTCTTTATCCATTGTTGTAGTATTAAATTCTACTTTTGTAGTCCCAGACCAAGTATTACGCATATTCACATGATTACGTGTATCGTCATGGTCTTTAATATAAGCACCACAATCACATATCATCTCTGCTTTAGTCTCGCATTCTACCTTTGTGTTACATCTATGACAAATAAATAATATAGCCATTATGCTTGACCTTCCCATTTTTTCTTCTTCTTTCCTTGATTTTTCATAGAATTTTTAGGAGGACGTGGACGCTTGTCCTTTGGAGGTGCTGCTAAACCCTTTGATTTCTTAGGACGCATTTTTTCATATTCATCAAGCACATTCTGTTTTTTCACATAACGCTTTCTTCCTTCATCCAACATTTTTTGTACTTTTGGATTGTCACTTTTAAGATGGGGTGCATCCTTCTTTACTTTTCCACCTTCTTTATACTCAGTAACATCAGGAGATACTTGAGAGCGTTCTTGTGCATTATTTGTTGGTAGTCCCTCATTTGCCATATTTTGGTTCTCCATCATTTCTGCTAATTGCTCCGCAGGAACACCTTCAGGATTACGTGTAGAGAATGGATCAACATTTCCACCTTTATTATACTTCTTCTTAGGAGGTCTTCCTACTTGACTTCCGTATGTTCCTTTTCCTTGTGGCATTATCTTTTCCTCGAATCAGATGAAGGCCATCCATATGGGTTAGATTCTACTTTACCACCAGCTTCCATCTTCTGCTTACTAAAATCTGGCCCTTGATCTTCTCTAGGAGGATATGGCTTAATTGCTTTTTTCTTTGGTGATTTTGCTTTAGAAGCTTTAGATTTTACAGCCACTGGTGAATGTATATTAGCAGATTCATCTATAGGAGCAGCTTTTTTAGGAGCTACTTTTTTAGGTGCTTTTGCAACAGGCTTTTTCTTTGGTAAAGATTTTGGTTTGCCAGGATCATGAACCTTCTTTGAACCATATGCTTTATTAATTTGATTTTGAGCTGCTGCATATTTAGCTTTATTCCCACTTGCCTTAGCAGCATTACGAGCCTTAATAAGCTCATTCATTGAAGCTCCACCAGCTTTCTTTTGTGCCTTAACAGCCTTAGTCCACGTTTTTCCTTCTTTCTTTTTAGCCTTTACAGCTTTTCTTTTAGCTTTGCCAGCCTGGTATTCCTTAGAACCCTTTACAGCAGATTTAACATCTTTTGAAACTTGTTTAACTGCTTTACTTATTGGCCCTTTTTTACGTTTTTGGTACGCTTTTGAGCCTTTTGCTGCTTTTTTAATGTCATCCCATATACTCATTTTATTTTTTCCTTCTATTTCTAGCATCAGACAATGGTACGTCTCCATGCTTGTTAATGTATTCTAACATGTCTAAAGTACTCCCATTTACAGAATCTCGTTTAATTATAAACTCACCACCCTCTGCTTCAATTGGAATACCTCCGTTATCGTGAGATGGGCCATTCAAAGTACCGCCTTCAACATATTTCCTTTCTGATCCTTCCAAACGACTCTTCTCCTTTTTACCTTTGTTGTTACTAGAATTTTCAAATCCTGTAATTTCACCATTGTTATGAGATGCATCTTGTCCGTCACCATTTCCGTATGTGCCTTTATCTCTGTTATATTTATTTAACTTAGCACGATATGTTGACTTGTTTTTCTGAAACTTCTCATATTCATCTTTGTAATCTCTAGCCATTATCTTAACCCATTACCACCACGTCTACGACCTTTATTGCCTTTACCCCTACGTCTTTTTGCTTCAATTTTATCAGGAGGCATTGCAACGATAGTAGGTTCGCTGTTTAATAATGTTGTTAATATAAGTGCTTTAATTATCATAATTTTTTATTTAGCTTGTTAGGGGCAAGCCCTTTATACGACCTGCCCCACAGTAAGCAATCCTGTTAACCTTTATTTATTCAGGTTATAGCTCCTATATTACACTATACTCAAGCTGAAGACTATATCTTCCAGCTGTTGCATCTGCCGCTAGACCAGTATGAGAACAAGCATATAGATGGACTAATGTTGTTGCTACTGCTATACTAGGCGATGCATACGTTATAGCTGCTGAATTAAAATTCAAATCAGCCTCAGTATATGTAGTCGTACCTCCACTTCCATCAGAAGAAACCATGCTAGCACCAGCACCGAATATCTCTGTGCCAGCTGTTACTGCACCATTTTCCGCTGATCCACCAGTTGCACTAAGCTGAAAATTCCCAACAAGAGTCTGCCCACATACAGTTGTACATGAAAAAATTGCTCTCTCGATTAGGATTTTATTAGCATCGTGCTGATCATCTGGAAGGCTAGTATCAAGTACGCCTAAGTATTGCATAATATCATCCTCAGTATATGTAACACTAGCAGCAGTAATACTTGCTAAAGAACCACTGAATGTCTGTATTTTCTTACATCCAAGATTAATAACATTATTAGCTGCTGGCTCAATATCTGCATATGATGAACTATTCTTATTTAATACGTCACTTCTCATCGTTATCTCCTTATAAGTCAGTGAATGAATACAATGCGTGAGTTTCTGGAATAGTAATTTCTAAACCAGCTTCCGTAATGATCATATCTTTACGCAAGTCTTCATCAGCCTGTTGTACATTCGTTATTATGTGAGTGTCACGATTCAATCCATTACCAGCTAAAGGACGATAAGCAACATGATCCAAGTCAACGATAGCCATATATCCACTTGAGATACCTCTAAATAATGGCTCTGCCACTATTGAGAGATCACCATGAATAGTATTCACTTGCATCACTTGGTGTCCGAAGTTACCATTTCTAGCAGTAATATCGTATTGAAACATCTTATCAGCTGCCACAGATTGATCTACGAAGCCAGTACTACCCATCTTGTTAAAGAAGGTTAACACTGGACGACTTGCCAAAGCTAGTTTGCTTTTATTTCCACCCCTTGCAGGATCAAAAATAACTTCAAAGTCACCGAGTAAGTCATCGTATATCATATTACCAGCTGCTTCTGATAGAAAGTATGGAGCACCTGATGTATATGATGCAGAGCCAAAGTTGGCTGCTTCACCATTTTGCAAAATATGCCCTACAAGACCTTCTGAGTACTGCACACTATTACTTCGTGCACGCATACCAAAAAGCATTGCTCTTTCAATATCAACTTTATGTTCTCTTAGTTTTAAGTTCCAGATACGATTCCATTCGTTTGCATATCCACGATAGTTAGTAGCAATTGCAGTATTAGTCATTTCGGCTGCTGTTTTAAAGATTTGGGTGTACCCAAAATCATCGTCTAATTGACTAGACCAAACATCAGGAGAACCTGACCCTTCCGCAAAAGAAGTACCAACAATTTGACATTCATCGTTATCAGCAACATCATTATAACCTGCACCACCAGATGAAGCATCTGACAAAGCAATACATCTTGCACTTACAGTAGTGTCGGCACTATTATGTGTAACGCCTTCTACTCTAAATTGTACAAGTGATTTATTTGTCACTGTTTCAACTGCAAAAACCATTCCTTTTACAAGAAACTTAACGGCATTTGCAGAGCCTTCATCAACAGTTACTGTATAAACAGTGTCTGCTACTACATCAGTTAAAGTCGTGCTTTTAACGCTGAAGTTTCTACTTGTCCAGTCAATCTTAGAACGATTTTCTAAGAAACGAAAAACTGGATCATTAGTAGGCACTTTTGCCACTTTATTAAGATATACAAAAAATGGAGATTCATCTGGAGCAAGTTCGGCAACTCTGTCACCGAAATTATGTATCCGTCTTAAATCAGCGGAAGCACCAACTGCACTAGGTACAGTGTTGCCAGTCTGATCTACGTTATACGAATACAATGTTCCTGTTTGATTAGCCATAGCTAATTCTCCTTTTTTATTGTATTATTGTTTATGGTATCTTATTTCCAACTCTAGTGGAATTTAAAACACCTTCCCACATAGCTTCATCTTCACTCTTTCTCTCAGGTTGCTGACCTTGTAACACGCCTGCTGCCTGTGGAGAAGATTGTGTTTGACGAATCTTGTCTAAAGGGTTTTCTCTTTCGCCACCTTGAGTTGGTTGAGATACAGCTTGCCACATTTTAAGTACATTGTCCAAACCGTATTCTGATGG